AGCAGGTTATTTATTATTTGTGCTACTAATTAAATTCATCTCGTTTTGATAGCTTAGTGTTTCAAAATCCGCAACGATATGCTACACGCAGCCGTTATAAAACAGTTTAAGAATACCACCCACTTCCGAGCATTTGTTCTTTACCACATTTCTCACATTTATGTAATCTTGAACTACAACACCATTCACCTTCTTGTGGTATTGGGTCAGGTGTCATATCTATTTGTTGCCAATCGTGTTTACAAAAAAACCGTTTTATAACAACAAATATACCCAATTTGGGTTTTTGTGTTTTACTTAAAGTTTCTATATTTTTATTCATTTTATCTGTAATTTAAAGTTTATACTATTTAATCCAAAACTGGGTATATTTGCGACCGTTATATGGCATTATAAAGAGCCAGTAACTACGAACTTGAAGTATTTATAATCATTTGTTTCCTGTTCAGATAACGCAAGTTCTGATTCTAACATAGCCTTCAAATAGTTATATCTTTCCTCAATTTCTCTTTTACGTTTAAGTTCAATTTGTTTGAAATGTTCCTCTTGATTGTACTTAGCCTGTAATTGAGCAAGTTTTTCCATGCCATCACCATCGAAATAATTTTTAAGCATTTTCCAACTTTCGACTTCTTCTTTTGATTTTAAAAAATTCCACATAATATTTAGTTTAAATTGTTAATATTCAATAAATAACGCCATATAACACCGTATATAAAACATGGCTTGATAGGTTCGTGCTAACTTGAAACATTCGAACAAAGCCACGTTTCATACACGAAACGTTATAAAACATTTCCCACCACGCTTAATAGTGCAAGTCAATAAACAGAACATCATCTTCATTATTATATTTTACGCAACACCAAGCAGGATGATATTGCTCCAAACTTTCTTTAATAATATTCCCCTGTTCATCTTTGAATGTATGTTCACCTTCTTTTAAATAAACACCCCAATTATGTTTTTCATAATAAATATCTTCAACTCTCTGAACTACAACTTTAGCATTATCAGGTAAGTTGTGTTTATTTAAAAAATTCTTTAAATCCCCGACAGTTAAAAAATCTTGGTATCTGTTTGTTAATTCTTCTTTTGTAATTTCTTTTATTTCCATCGCTCAAAACGTTTTATAACAAAGGCTATAAGCAATTGCCTATCAGCGTTTGTCGGTTAATTGAACAGTATTTACAAGGCAACTGCTCATAGCCTCGACCGTTATACACAATACTACATTTGTGTTTTAAATTAAGTTCTGTGTAAAAAACTTTTTAAAAATTTACCCTTCCTTTTCTTGTCTTTCATCAATCACATTATTCATAATTCCAATAACTTCATACATAAATGTTTCATCAACACCATCCTTTTCAACTTTCTCAGTATTACCTAATAAGTACGCTACATTACCCCACCATAAATTTTTGTAATTATCAACTTTATTGGTTTCGTGATATTTTGGGTTATGATAATCTAAAAATTCTCTAAAAGAAATGAATGATTTTGCTCGTAATCCCATATCAACAACTTCTTTAATCAATTTGTAAAGTTTGTTGTAATTTTTAGATTTACCATAGTATCCTTGTAAATACTCAACAATATCATGAGTCCATTCATCTGAAAGATTATTATTTACATTCTCATTCACAAATTGTTTAAAGTTTTTCACTTTATCTATCATTTCTCGTATTTCCTTACTCATATTATTTTAGTTTATATATATATATTCAGAATTAATTTTTCCAACACACATTTTTAAAAAGTTTTTATCTGTGTTCCAAATCAACATTCTACCATAATAAACCGTACTGTGTATAACACGCAGTATAAGAAATAGCGGTTTCAGTGGTATATTCAGCATTTGTACTTCTATTATAGTTAATCTGTTCTGAAAAGTTTAGTGTTTCAAATCCGCTACTTCTCATACTGCCATTCGTTATGCTCCATGCCTTAGTTTAGTGTTTCAATTTGAATTCTGTGATGAAAAACAAAAAGAATTTCCCTACGCACTAATATTTGTATAATAATTTAATAATTCTTCATAAGTTTTTGGGAACATATCTTTAAATTTTTCAACTCTATTGGTAATGTCAGTCCATTTATTTCTATCACCATACAAGTACCCAATTATTTCTTCATCATTTTTATTTTGTAAATCAAAAACACTTCTATTAAAATTATCAAATACCCAAGGGTCTATGATATATCTATCATTCATTACTGCAAAATGATGTCCTTCATCACTATCATCACCATTTTCTTCTACAAAATATTTAGCATCTGGATTTTCACTTGTACTAAATCCATATATTTTTATTTTATCACCTTCCAACATTTTCACTGCTGATGCCACATAAGTACAAATAAATGAAGAAGGTTCTATTACCTTTTCTAACATTTCAATTAGTTTTGGATTATCATAGATATATGGATTAATACTTCCAATATTCTCATTCACAAATTGCTTAAAGTTCTTCATCTTATTAATCATTTTTCGTATATCTTCACTCATAGTTTTTAATTTATATATAAATATTCAAATTTTAAAAATCCACCCCAAAATTCTTTTTGTTTTTCTTTCGTGTTTCAAATCAGCATTTATGCTTAATAAGTCGGCACGAGAGCATAACAAGGTGTATAAGAAAGTTTGCTATCAACAGTAGTGGTAATTTGAAAGTTCATCTAAGCAAACCTTCTCATACACCCAGCCGTTAGGTGCAAGCGTGGGTCGGCTGCGCTTGCACACTATTACTATTTTGAACTTGACGAGCTACTTTTAAAAAGTATGCCAGCTAATAAGTTCAATCCTAATGCCTGCCAAAATCCGATTTTAATAAGTCCGAAAATTGTAGGCATAAGCCAGTTCCATAACCACATTGTAGGTAATGCCATCAACACGGCAGCCACAACTACTAATCCAATTACTGCAAAAATTTTAGTAAGTATTTCCATTGTTTTTAAAATTGCGCCAGCACCTAACAACGTGTAGCATCCATTGCGGTGTTAGCAGGTTATTTATTATTTGTGCTACTAATTAAATTCATCTCGTTTTGATAGCTTAGTGTTTCAAAATCCGCAACGATATGCTACACGCAGCCGTTATAGCCAATTAAAAAACTACCACACAAGGAAACTCTAATGCTTTACCGAAAACAGGGCAATCGACTTCTTTTGCAAATTTTACAGCAAAATCATAAGGGCAGTTTTCACCAAGCCATTTTTGAATTTGCTCTTTTGCATCGGCAGCAAATCTTACAACATATTTACCATCTCTATTAAAAACTTTTTTCATAATTTAAAAATTAACTGGCTATAACACACGGTATAAAACATGCCGTGACAAGCCTGTGTATAATTTGAAACGTTCTACATCGGCACGTTTCATACCGCCACCGTTATACACAATACTACATTATACGTTCTAATTAGCATTTTGTTACAAAATTTTTAATTAATATGTTCACAACGTTCAAAATTAATTTCATTAAAATTTAAATTAATTTGACATTTATGTAATTTCCATATATTAGTATTATCATTTGGAATTATAAAAGCACTATCAAATAACTCATATTTTCCTTCAATGTTATTTTCACCAACGACAATAAATTTAAATGGATTCCATTTTGATTTACCTGTAAATTGTTTTGTTCCATTATCATTTATTTTTTCTTCGATAACAAGAGTTGGATTTTCATTAAAATTTATTCTGAAAATAAAACTTCCCAAAATTAATTTACCATTTTTTACTTCATTTTTCATAATATTCAATTTTATTTATAATTATTCTTAAAAAGTTTTTGTTCGTTTTTCATATCAACATTTTACTTTAATAAACCGTACTGTGTATAACAACGTGTATAAAACATAGCCAATTAAGGTTTCTGGCTTATATCAAGTGTCGTGCGTGGCAACGTTTCATACACACAACCGTTAGCGTTCATTTGCCAACGCACTCTGATACATTTCTTCAAGGTCTTTAAAAAACTTATTTCCTTGAATTACTATCATTGATGGATTATATGTATTTACATATCTAGTGTAAACATCTTCAATTCTTTCATAACAATCGTGTTTATCTCTACCTTTTTCAGTATTAATCCATTGTAAATACACTCTCGGCTTTGTTGCTGTTACTATTTTCAGTTCAGATACTTGTTTTTAAAGTCCATTTTAAATTTGTTTTGTATAACCAATACTACATTAATACGTTCTAATTAGCATTTTGTTACAAAAATTAACGTTTTTTATGAAAAAACTTCATTATTTTAATCCAAATTTTATCAATAAAAATTAATAAGTACATGAGAACTGCACCAAAAGTAACACCAATACAAAAATATAAAGAATTAAATAGTTCCATTATCTTTATTATTTTTAATGAAAATTACAATACCCCATATAGATAACATTAAAAATACTAATGCGCATATATATCCCCAAACAGGACGGTTTGGTTCAATTGTGGTTTTTGACATCGAGTATCCATAAATTAAGAAATACATTGCGAACATCAAAATCCTCAACACTTTCATTTTATATGGAATTATCTTCATATTATTTTACTATAAATAGTATGTTTAAAAGTATAATTACTTATTTGTTTTGTAATTTTCTTACTTTATTGACTACTATTGGTCGTAATCCATCAAATTTTATGGTGTATTCAAACATATTACCATATTTTATTTGTGTATCAGTAAGCTCATCAAAATGATGGGCATTAGTCCATATTTCTGATTTTTGAAGATTCTTTTGAATATTTTTATCTTCTATTGGCGAATAAACTTTTACGATTTCCATTTTAATAATAATTAAATTAATTTTTCTTTAAATACTTATAATTTATTTTAAATCATTGTTTTTCAAAATTTTCTAAAATAAAGTTTATATTATAACTACAATATTCATTACCATATAATATATGATTTAATGTTATATCATCTTCATCAATGCCTAATACTTCATAATTGTCATTTTCGATAAATAATGGCATTTGAAAAATATTATATATTGTTTTTAAACATTTTAATTTATCGCCAAATTTTATTTTCATATTATTATTTTAATTGTATGACACTTCGTCATTTTCTTCAATTTCGTCAGTATTAAAACATTCATTTAAATCTTTAACGATATCATTTGGTTCTACAAATGTTTTAAAACACATACTTAATTCATCTAAAACAATTCCATTTGGAAGTCTTATATTTTCAAAAGTAACAGAATAACCACCTAATTCATTAGGTTCGCATCCAAGTAATTCTAATACTTTTCCATTGGCAATTTCTTTATTTTCAGCTTCTACATTATCTATAAATAAAGAAACTAGACCAGTTGCTTCTACTTCAAATTTTTTCATAATTTTTAATTTAAATACAAATATATTTGATTTTTTAAAGAAATGCAACAATAATAAAAAATTATTTAAATTTTTTTAAAATTAAATTGGGTTCTTAGTCCAAATTCTTGTTCATCTGGAGGAAATTTTGTTAAGAACATATTATGAAAACCATTTTTTATTTCTTCAATAAAAAATCCATGAATTTCACCTTTAAATAAATTATTTCTTTCTTTAGACTTCCAATAAGCAGTTTCATCATATGAAATAGGTGTTTTATCACTATTTTTATTACCCCAAGATATTTGTGTTTTTCCAACAATAGTCCAAAATTTATATGTAGATTCCATTATTTCAAATTTACTATCATGTAATTTGACTTCTAAAAGTGTTAAACAAATATCATTATTAGTATCATCTTTTAATATAAAATATTGTTCAATGATTTTAAAAAATTCGAATCGTGGTTTTACTTGCATAATGAAAAATTATTATTTAAAATAGTTAAATTTTTTCGAAACATAAATTAAGTAACCTAATTATGGGTGGTTCACAAAATAATAATGAAAATCTCCTTTAAAACCATAACTATTTTCCACTGAAGTTCTGACAATAATTTCATCGGTTTGAGATAATTCCGGGACAATAAGTGGTTCTTTATTATACTTATCAATACTTTTTAACATTTTACCTACAATAACAAACTCACCATCACGACCAGTAAAAATACCATGAATTTCATTACTTATTATATCACCATCACTAAAAACAATAGTATCTTCATCAATAAAATTAGCAATATTAAATTTAGAATATTTTAATCGATTCTCTTTTCGTTCTTTGTATTCGCTATACGAAACTAAAATACCATACATAAAATATTGATTTCTTAATCTACTCATATTACTAAATTTTTTTTATAAAATAAATAACTTTTCAAAATATTTAAGTATTTATACTAAATAAGAGAATAGTATAAATGTTAAAATTATACAAATATAAACTAAAACCGGATAATAACCAAATTATTTTATTAAATAAACATTTTGGCTGTATTAGATTTATTTATAATTATTTTCTCAATGAACGTAAAAAAGAATATGAAACTAATAATCAAACACTTAATTATTATGATAATACAAAAGCATTAACCGAATTAAAGCATTCAAATGAATATATTTGGCTTAATGAAATTTGTGCACAATCTTTACAACAGTCTCTTAAACATCTTGATGGAGCATATAATGGATTTTTTAAAGGTAGGACAAAGTTTCCAAATTTTAAATCTAAACACAATAAAAATAGTTTTTGCGTTCCTCAAGCAGTAAAATTAATTAATAATAAACTATATATACGTAAATTTAAAGGAGGAATTGGTGTTATTATTGATAGGAAATTTAAGGGAATTATAAAACAATGCACAATAACCAAAACACCAACTAATGAATATTTTGTTAGTATTTTAGTTGAAACCGAACATGTTAAATTACCTAAAACTAATAAAAGTATTGGAATAGATTTGGGATTAAAAGATTTTGCAATAACATCAGAAGGATTTAAATATAAAAACAATAAATATACTAAACAATATGAAAAGAAATTAAAAAAAGCACAACAACATTTATCAAAAAAAACAAAAAATTCGAAAAAATTTGAACAACAAAGATTGAAAGTGGTTAAAATATACAAGAAGATAACCAATTCTCGTGTAGATAATCTACATAAAGTAAGTACTGACCTAATTAAAAAATATGACATAATTTGTTTAGAAGACCTTAATATTAAAGGTATGTCAACAAGATGCAAGCCAAAACAAGACAAAAATGGTAAGTATTTATCCAATGGTCAATCAGCAAAATCAGGACTTAATAAATCTATATCAAATGCTAGTTGGGGTACTTTTGTTGAAATGCTTAATTATAAAGCCAATTGGAATGATAAACAAATTGTTAAAATTAATAGATTTTATCCTTCAAGTAAAACATGTCATATTTGTGGCTATATAAATCAAGACTTAAATCTTTCTATTAGAGAATGGAAGTGTCCTAAATGTGGTATTGTTCATGATAGGGATATAAATGCTGCAAAAAACATATTAAAAGAAGGTCAGAAAATATTACTTAATGATTTAACAAATAATATTGACAATAACAAATCGTCAGGGACTGACGATAACAGACGTGGAGACCAAATAAGACCTGTTATAACGGGCACAATCGATGAAACGTCCAAAATTCTTAGCATAAGTTAAGAAGCCTAATTATTTTAGGTAGTCCATATGCATTATATTAAGGGAATATGAATCTTTATATTATTCATTATAATCAGGATGACTTGTTAAATGCCAAAAACCACATTCATCACATTTATAGCTTCTTACGGGTCGTATATCTTTTTTTCCCATTCTTCTATTCATTCTTTGACCATGAAGATATCTTCTATGTTTTTTACCAGAATTAATAGCTTCTTGAGCATCCCTAAATGAGGGATATTGAATCTTACCACATTTTGGTCTGAAATCGTTAGTAAATTCAACTTCTGCAAGTGGTACATTATCAATTTCTATTTTTGGCTCGGATAATGATAAATTTTTAGTTTCCATAATTTTCATTATTTTGATTATACTTTTCAATTTCATCATCTAAAATTGCCATTTGAATATATTCATCATCAACATTATATTCATAACATTCTTTATTGGCAATCATAATAACAACACCTTTTTTACAATGTTTTAATATTCGTTTTAAATTGGCAAAATTATCATTATTTTGCCAAAATTTTGTTATAATACTAAGTAAATGATGTGGTTTATTAACACTGATGATTGGTGATTTTTTATCTACATATCCACCAAGCATTGGTATCATTACATCATATCGTGGATTTATAATATCTGTTTCAATATCATATTGAAATATGGGAGTAAATACAAATCTGATTTTATTAATTGATACACGATTTTCTGATAAAATATTTCTGTTTTTAATAATTAATTTTTTTTCATAATCCGATAATACATATGAACCAATAGAATATTTTTTATAAATTCTTTTATTAATAATTGAAGTGATTATTTTTTTAATTCTACCATAGAAAAAAATAAAAACACTTATTAGTAATAACGCAATTATTATTAAATAAATTATTAACATTTCTCTTCAATTAGTTTTTTAAACCATTCATAACTTTCATTTGATTTATCACCTGTTGCATTATCACAACGATAAAATTTTATATAAAGGTCTAAACAATCAAGTAAATTTAAATCACCAATAAGTTTTTCAGCACGTCTTTTTGCCTTATACCAATCGCCATGTCTTCCACCTTGTGACCATGCATTATATGCTTCATCATGTGATTGAATAACTTGAAGTATTTTAGTATTATTGCAATATTTTTCAGCAAATATTTCGGCAATTTTACCATGATGATTATCACCCACTTTTGGTTTTGTATTGTCAACTTTATGTTTAAAAGTATCGTGAACTATTGCAATTAAACGTAAATCCTGACGGTCTTCATCATCAGCATAAAATTTATCAATGTTTTCTAATACTTCTTTAATATGATAAATAACCTGACCTTCTGGATGTCCACTTCTTGGGCGACCATGATTTGCACCTTGAATAAAAACAGCATCAGAGATTATTGCAATCTCGATGCCGTTTTCAGGTTTCACGATATTTTTAATTAATTCGTTCATTATTTCAACTTTATTTCGAAACGATTAACCATCTTATTAATAGTTTCTTCTGGTACATTATGATTATTGCTTCATGCAGTGAACAACAATTCAGATTTCCAGACGCTGTATTTCGTTTCGACCACATGAAGTTTCAATAGTATATCTTTGTTACATTATTCTAAAATTTGTCACATATATTAATTTATTATTATTACTATAGATACCATCAACAAGAATAAATTTTTCATATCTTGTTTTAGATGAAACAACAGTTTTTTCTAACATTTCAAATAAAACAGAACCTTCAAATGCTTTTAATTTATGCTTATGTTTTTCATTTTCTGCAATATATGAATAATATGTTTTTTTTATTCTTACTTTTGGTGTTGCTTTTCTAATTATTTTCCATATTATTTTGAGAGTTTCCGATTTCATTTTTTTCTTGTTTTACTTGTTTCCGTACTTCCATTAACGCTTTGCCTAAAAGATTCATACCTTGCCATTTAGTTTCATCAAGCACATCATCATTACTCCAATGCAATCCAATTCCCCATACAGAATCATTTGGATTTGTTTCAACCAATATTTTATCACTAGTTGATAATAGTAATTCTTTTGAGCGTTTATCTTGACTAAATTTAGCATAATTAACAGCTACCATTATATCAAAACAAGCAATCATCCATTTTTCAGTATTAAAATTTTTAACCATACGACCCAATGCTTTATTTTCTCTTGGTTCTGGTGTTTCAACTATTTTTTTTGCTGTTTCCATATCACCAAAGAAAACAGCTTTTTCCCACATGAATGCTTGTTCTGTGTTAAAAAAAGTAATTCCTTTATATTTAAATTGACATATATGCCAATTTGATATTCTGGACTTATAAAAAAATACGTATTTATCCGTTATTCGTTCCATTTTAATCTATTTTAATAGTTTTCGTATATCTTCTTCCATTATTATAATTTCATTAATTTTTTTTGAAAAAGAATCAAATTTATCTTTATCATATTTAGATATTAAGATATTAATAATCCTTCTATCAAATCCCATTTTTTCCAGAAAAATATATTGTTTTTCATTTAAATATAATGCTATGTTATTCATCAATTTTTGTTATATTTTACTGCTCTTTTATACGTACCAACACTTCCAAACGGATTATGATTATATAATGATTTATCTGCGGTATATGCCGATATGTCAATCCAAATTTCATCACCGGATTTTAAATCAATCACAGATTTAGCAATGCTATTGTTATCAACAAAACTATGTAGATTAACACAAGCAAGTCTTTTATTGGTATTCTGAAATCTAATTTCATAAAAATTGTTTCTTTTTACAATCTTATCAATCTTAAATAAACCAAAATTTCCGTTAAATTGAGTTTCCATATCGAAAATATTAAATATTATACAATATTACGAAAAATTATTTAAATTGTTGCATAATTACAATACTTTTCCAAAACTAATTTGTATTTATCTATACAATATATATACCATGAAAGCAAATAAAGAAATGTATTCATTAAGAATACCGTCAGAACAACTGAAGTATTTACGTGATACTGCAAAAAATAACTTTACTACAGTTACACAATTAATTTTGGACTTAGTAAATCAAAAAATGAAAAGTGATATAAAATATGAATAAAATATGTGGAATTTATAAAATAACGTCACCATCGGGTAAAATTTATATCGGGCAATCGAGAAATATAAAACGAAGATTGAATGATTATATTAATAATAGATGTTATGAACAATTATTAATATATCGTTCAATTAATAAATATGGTTGGAATATGCATAAATTTGAGGTAATTCATGAATGCACAGAACCAGAATTAAATTATTTGGAAAAATATTATATAAAGTTTTACGATACATTTGATACAAAACATGGAATGAATTTAACAAGTGGTGGTGACCACATAAAACTTTCAAAAGAATCATTACGAAAAATTAGTGATAGTTCTAAGAATAGAATTGTTTCACAAGAAACTAGAGATAAATTTAGTAAAATTCATAAATGGAAAAAAATATCTAAAGAACATAAATCAAGTTTAAGAAAATTTCATTTAGGTAAAAAACACACTAAAGAAAGTATTGAAAAGATGAGAATAATAAAATTAAATAAAAAACCATCTAATGAAACAAAAGAAAAACTAAGAATTGTTAATACAGGAAAAAAACGTTCAGACATAACAAAAGAAAAAATAAGAAAATCAAAATTAGGAAATAAAATATGGCTAGGTAAAAAACATTCTGAAGAAACCAAACAAAAATTAAGTGAAATTCATAAGAATAATTATGAAATTTATAACCAAAATAATGAATTGGTTCATAAATTCAGAAATACCATTAGATTGGAATTAAAGAAATTAAATTTACCTCGTGAACGTTTTTGTGAAACATATAGAAGAAATGAAAAAATAAAAAATGGTAAATATAAGGATTGGTATATTATCAAACTATAATTATTCATCAATTTTATTACATAATATGGTTGCAGTTAATTCGGGTCTTGTAAGGGCAGTATAAAACAATTGATTTTTTTCACGTAACACCCAATTTTCTTCAAAATCGCTTAAGATGATTGTAACATGCTGATATGTAGACCCTTGCACTTTATGACAAGTTAAAAAATAGCCATAATCTAGGTCCTTGACAATAACTTCACCACTATTTCTAAGTCTACCATTTTGATATTTATCAATATTTTTCATTAATAAATTATTACGCCTGAATTCATAATATTTATTCCACATCTTCTTATTTGATTTTGCACAATCTTTAAAAAAATCGTGCATTTGTGCATATAAATGTAAATTTTTGTGGTTATTCGTATTAATAATAAAAACGTCTTCGAATTTAAATTTACCTTTGGGAAGGTCTTCACGAATTTTAACGGGATACCCACTAATTCCATAAGAATTTTCTTCTAAACCAGACTTTTCAATAACTCGATAATCAGCAGAATTTTGAATAATTATTTGATTTTGTCTATCATTTGTGATTGTTCGATATCCGCAAATAACATCATTCACTTCAATAATATCTGCTTTATTTCCAAAAATTGCGGTTCTAACAACATTATTTGATTGCATTACAGTTTCATTTTTCCAAGCAATTCCTCGACAAAAATTTATGTCTTTATTAAATTCTTCAGATGTGAATTTTTCCAAAACCATTTTTCTGAATTCTCTTTTATCTATAGTAAATATAATGCCCTCACCATTTATATTAATATTAGTTTTTCTTGAAAAATTACCAGCATCAATACTCGTTAAATTATTTCTTATGATATCTGCAATCAATAATATGGGATTTGTGTCAGCTTGTCTCATAATTTCAGTGAGAATATATTTTTCAATATCTTCTTGAATAAAAACTGCAGATTCTTTTTCATTTATCGGAGGTAGCTGATGTGGGTCTCCTACGAATAATACCTTTGTTCGACTATCTTTTGTTTTTTCTTTAATTAAATTAAAAAGGTCTTGATTTACCATTGAACTTTCATCCAAAATTACAAGGCTATAAAATGTAATACGTGGTAAAGCGATTGGATTAAATTGAGGGAAGTTCGGTGAAAAATTTTCTAAATCCAAATCCGGACGTAAACCTAAAAGTGAGTGAAGGGTTTTGGATTCTTTTTCGGTAATATTTTGAATGATTCTGGTCGCCTTATGCGTGGGTGCTGATACTACAACACCATATCGATAATCATCTAATATTTTCTTTATAATTGTTGATTTTCCACTACCAGCAGGTCCTTCAAGAGTAAAAAATGTTTTATCCTTTTCTTTTAGCCATTTCTTAATTCTTTGAATAGCTTCAAATTGTTGGTCATTAAATACAATTTTTTTACCATTTGGAAGAATTAGTTCATTATCAGCTACTGTTTCTTCTTCGTCTTCATTTAAAAAACTAAAAATATCATCATTAGTTATCAATTCTTTACTCATTTTGTATTAGCTAAACTAAATAAATTATATAAAATATGTCTATCTATTATTTTTGCCATAAATGCTGCATTCCAATCAGGAAATTTTGGTTCAATATTATCTTCTGATAAATTATATGCAACTTCTTTTTCAAATTGTTTGATTTCTTCATCTGTCATTTTATTTAAGAAATCTGGAAATTTATCGTTTCTAATGATTGGTTTTTTAATTAATTCTTCTATTTTAATTGTATATTCCATTCTTTATTTTTTAAGACATTTTAAAGCACTAATTAAACTTTCCAATACATTTGCATTATCGATATATCCAGCATCTTCTTCATTAAAGAATTCAACAGTATAATTATTACATCTACTATCATAATCAATATGGTCATAAACATCACTATCAGTATTATCTTTACATTCATCATTTGCACATGAAATCAGTATTGCTCTTTCATTTTTTAGATTATATACAAAATAATAATAAGGTGTGTTTCCAGATTCTTCTGCAGAAACATCTTCTCTTTCAAAACCTAAAGATAATAAAGTTTTTTCAGTTATTGGAAATTCTTTTATTGTTTCTTTTTTAATTAAAATTATTTTTAATTCATTCATTGCATCCCAAAGTCTTTGATATGCTTCATTTAATAATTTTTCATTGCTTTTCATATTTTAACTATTAATTTTCAGATGTAATTTTTAATTTTTTTAAACACTTTTTACATGTTACGGCTTCTTTAATAGATGTCCATTCTTCATAAAATTCCATTCCACAAGCTGTTAACGAATAATAAGTTTCTGTATCACTTTCATTTCCATTTATTGCAGTAGCATAATGTATTTTCATATTTCAATCATTTTATATAATTACTTTGATAAAATTCGATTGCTTTTTTTATTGTTTCATTATGATTAAATGCCCAATTAAGTTTTTTATCATATTTACAATAAAAATCTGAAATTGATATCCATTGAGCTAATTTTGTTTCATTATTTGAATAATTTTCAACATAAATTGGAAGTCTTTCAAGATGTTCATGAAAATCATATACTGAAAGATATATAAATGAAACATTTTGGCGATGATTGCCCGGATTATCTCTGATTTCTATAGGTTTTTCATTATTATTTGTGATTAGTAAGTCATTATAATCTGGAAGATATAAACTGGTTTCTTCATATACTTCTCTTATCATTGATTCAAAAATATTTTCATTAAAGTCAACATAACCATACGGTAAGCAATATTTATTTTTTTCATCACGCATTTTATTTGACCTTTGGGTAATAAGTACATGCATTCCACCAACTAATGGAATAATTAATACAACTCCAACTGTTGCAATAGACCTACTTATCCAATAATCAAGATTTATAATACCTTGATTTGATTTATGTTTAATTATTAGATGTTCATTAGGAACATTATTAAATATAGGCTTATTCATAAATTAAAATTTAACCCAACCATTAATAAAAGATAATGGAAGTTCAATATAATTAATAATTCCACTCTCAGTATGTTCTTTAACTATTTCACCTATATTATTTAATTTTTCTCTTTCTAACCAATTAATTATTGATTGAATAACTTCTTCTTTTGAATCATTAGTTTTAAATTTACCAACACAACAATCCGAAACATCTTCATCGAAATAAAAAAACATAAATTTATTTGGTTTATTATTAGAATCATAATTTTCTGCTTCAATTTCAGCAAGAATAACAATATCATCTCTAAAACAATTTAATTCAGTATGAAACATTTCGTTTTTACCTAATAAAATTTTATCTTTTAATTCACCTTTTGTATGATTATCATCGACTTTTTCATCATCTGGTGTATATCTATCGATTAAATAACACTTAATCGGATTAACATAATTAATAAATTCATTTAAAAATGTTGAAGATATATAACACCAAATAGTTCCATAAGGAATTGGATTATGTGCCACTTCTGATGGATAGTCAATACTTTCATTAAAGTAATTCCAAATTGTTTTATCTTTCATAATTTTTATAATTTATAATACAAAGATAATTATTATTTTTCTTTTAACGCAATTATTTTTTACAAATATAGAAATTTTTTAAATAAATACAGTATTTATCTACATAATATGTAGACAATATGAAAGAAAATAAAATTTTTTACACATTCAGAATTCATTCTAAACAATTAGTATATCTTAGAAAGAAAGCTAAGACTGAATTTACTACCGTTACACAACTAATTTTAGATTTAATAACCAAAGATATGAAAAATAATTTAAATAATGAATAAAATATGCGGAATTTATAAAATAACTTCACCTACTGGAAAGATTTATATTGGTCAGTCTGTTGATATAAATCGTAGATTAAATTCATATAAAAGTACAAAATGTAAAAGACAACCTAAATTATATAATTCAATCATAAAATATGGTTGGAATGCCCATGAATTTGAAATAATTTGTGAATGCGAAGAATCGAAACTTAATGAATTAGAAAAATATTATATTAAACAATTTAATTGTTTTGACACTAAAAATGGTATGAATTTAACAGATGGTGGTGACCATTTTAAATTTAATGAAAAATTTAGGGAAAGAATGCGTATATTTATGAAAGATAATAAATATTGGTTGGGTAAACATCATTCTGATGAAACCAAACAAAAATTAAGTATTGCAAGTAAGGGTAGAAAACACACAAAAGAAAGTATATTATTGGTTGCTAATAAAAATAGAGGACAAAAACGTTCTGATGAAACCAAACAAAAAATGAGAATGGCTCAGTTAGGAAAAAAACATACTAAAGAATCAATATTAAAAATGTGTATCGCAAGTAAGGGTAGAAACTTGGGAATGAAATTTAGTGATGAAATTAAGAAAAAAATGAGTATTGCTCAATTAGGAAAAAAATTTTCTGAAGAAGCTAAACAGAAAATGAGTATGGCACATTCTAATAATTATGAAATTTATAATCAAAATAATGAATTAATTTATAAATTCAAAAGTAATATTAAAAAAGAATTAAAAAAGTTAAAATTACCTAGAGAATCTTTTTGTAATACGTACAAATATAATATAAAAATTAATAAAGGAAAGTATAAGGATTGGTATATAATTAAATTATAATTAATAATTCTTTTAAGAAACAATATCTATTTTATATTTCCTATAACTAAAAACTCTAGGCATAATACCCTCTCTTCTTAAAAGAGATAATAAAATACAACGTTCTTCTTTATAGTTATTAGATTGTATTTCAGGATTTTTAATTATAGTTATTTTACCTTCATTTGAGACATAAAGAAGTCCCCATTTTTCAGGTAAATCATTTTCTTTTATAATTCCAATTGGACACATATAACTTCTAAATTCGCCTAGTCCTAGTTCAGGATATTTTCGCCAATATTTTTTCTTATCTACAAGAAAATCAGAACGAGACATTTTAACTTCAATTAATTGTGTTGAACGACTTGAAATTCCAAATGCATCTGGACATTCACCAACACGGTCTAATTCACATACAACATATTGACATTTATGAAATGAATGAATTCCAGTATATCTAAGATATTTAGCAGCTTTAACACATAAATCTCTATGAGATAAATTATTAAATTTTGTTAATTTTTTCTTCACTTTTCATTTGAATCTGCTTTAAAGGTTATTTTTTTGTTGTCATATAATTAATATATGATTCAATATAAACATATGTATTATTTTTTTTACATAATTCTAAAAATTCTAAAATAACTTCTTCATTATTAAATGATATAATATATTCATATAAATCATGAAGAAAATACATTGGATGAAAATCTTTATTAGTAAAATGAGCAGAAGAATATTCTGGTTTTGCATAACTTCCTACACCGCCATCACTTAATTCATCTGTTTTATGAATTTCAATTTTTACTCTTGCAAGTGTTATTGAAGAATGATTAGAATCTCCACAATCATCAGACCAATTTATAAATCCAAATTCTTTAAGAAGTATATCAGTTAATAATAATTCACTAAATTCAAATGGATATTTCATAATTTTTTAAAATCTTTTTTTATTCTTTAATATATTTATCAATAAATGATTGAGAAACTTGTGGAAATCTTGATTTATCATAAATCGATTTATAATGTTGTCTTAAAACAGATAATTTTATATCAGTTCTTATCCATTTATTAAGTTCATATAGGGTTTCTGCATATGAATTTTCAAAAACCTGTATGGTTTCCATTTTCCAATCACGTTTATTTTCCGGATTATTTAAAATATCTTTTAAATATTTAAAAGCAATATATAATATATTAGTTTGAGATATTGGTTTGGTTTTATATTTTTCCCATTCATTACTACATGAATTACAATGGTTTATTTCACGTGTATTTATTATCATAATACCTTTGATATTAATAAAACTTATTTTAATATTAATATTGCCAGTATTTTGAACACAAACAATTCGATTTATAATATTTTTTCTACTTTTACATATTGGACACTGACCATCATGAAAAAGTTTATTATCTTGCTGTTCTTCAATTTCTTTACGTGCAATAACATCACATTTCTTCAAAACAATTTCTTTATTATTCTGAAGAAATGCTTTTTGTGTTTTATTAGGTAAATTTAAAATTTTACGTATCATATCATGCTAGTTTTTTATCTCTAATTAATTCACGTAAGAATACGTTCTTAATCCCACCAATGAAGCGTACCCATTCTTTATAATATTCTGGAAACATTTCTTGTAGTTTTTCCATGCTTTGTGTTTTAAGCATAATTATATTTTCTGCAGGTGCTGCTTCTTTTGCTTCGGGATACATTTTAATATCAAGAATATAATCCACAAAATCTGGATAATCTTTTCTGTTAAATACTCGTTCATCTACGATAAAACACAATGCAGTAAGTGCATCATTAAGGTCTGGTTCTTGAAAATAAGAAAATTGTATATCGTTTTGTTGTAAATCATCAGCAATTTGATTTAAACTACCCATAACAATACCTTCAATATCTCTACGTTCATTTGTAGTACCACCATTTAAGATAATCCAAGTTTTCCAATTTCTTACAAAAATGATAAATTCTTCATCACTCCCATATTTATTAGCATATTCAAGTGCTGCATGACCACATTGTATACCAGCCTGAATACCAGTAAGTTGGTAAATTGTGAAGAAATACATTTTATATTCAAGTAATTTTTCTTCTTCCATATTATTTTTTAATTATAGCTTATTATTAAAATTGCCAACACATTCCAACACCATCACACATTTCACATAATTCTTTTTCTAAATAATTTCTTCCCGCTTTTGTTTTTCTTTCAGTTTTTATCTCCATTATATGTAATGAGATTATTCCAATATCTATTGGGTTTGGTAAATCAAAGTAATTTATTTTTTTGCCATAACCTTCACATTCAGGACATTGCTTATATATTTTACCTTTAAAACTCATATTATTATTTCAACTTATTTTTTATAATTAATGATACAAAGATATACAAAAATTGTAAATAACAATGCAATATTACGAAAAAAAATTAAATTTAATTAATATTTTATTGAATCTAAGAATTCATCCTCTGTAGAAGGAGTCCAAGATACTATAAAAAACCTTTCACTTTGATTATCAATATAAACCACATAATGAAATGCATAATATTCGTTATTATTTGTTGGATAAATTACATAATCGGAATATATTTTTATATGTCCGTCTTCAATGTTATTTTCTTTTCGAATTTCTAACGCTTGTTCATGAATATAAACAGCCATTAGTTCCACTATTTTCTTTAAACTAACATTTGCAATAATTGATGATACGGCATTCATAATAAAGACTTTATTATAAATACTTTTTTAAAAAGAAAGAAGTGTTAAATTTATATTAATATAAAATTTATGATGTTATTTTCCTTTAAAATTAAGGAAAATATTTTACAATTTTTTTAAATTTAAAAAATGTTGAACTTTTTCATCATATGAATAAATTAATTTATCATTAATTTCTTTTTGTATTAAATTTAATCCATTTTCATTACATAATTGTAAAAAATTGACAATTGAAATATCATTATTATCAATACAATGTTTTACAATTATTTTATATAAAGTAATGTGTTTATTTAATAAATCTCTTGCTCTTTTCTTTTCTTCACCTAATATATTTTCAATAATATCATTAGTTTTTTCAACATCATAATTTGATTCGTAATATGTATCTACTTCTTTTTTTAATATATTAGAAATAGTTCCATCCATAGCATAATGTCTAACATATCTTGCTGCAATATCTGTTGCATTTATAATATCAGCAAATGCACCAGTAGATTTAAATTCCTCACCAAAAACCATTTCTTCGGCAATAAAACCAGCTAATAATATTGCTATTTGATTTCTTAAAAATGTTCTATTATCAATTGATTCATGTTCGATAATAAAACCTTTACTAAAACCAGCAGCATTGATATTTATTTGTTTTGGCGGTGTATCAAATAGTAAACAATAAAGTATAGCATGTCCAATTTCATGTATAATATATAATATTCTTTCATCAACAGATTTATTTTTATGAATATTGTCAATTTCTAAAACAATTTCTTTTTCATATATTTTTTTATTAATATTTACAAATAAATTATTATTTTCATATTCAATATATAACTCATTAACGTTTTCACAAAAAGCATTATATATAAAATACGGTAAATTACTTCCAAGTATATTAAATACTGTTGAAATTGCTGGTCTTACACCTTGTGTTGGAAAAACACCATTTCTATATATTATATCATATATATCATTAGATAATTTAATATCTATATTATGCTCATTTTTTACTTTATCAAGAATTTTTTGACAATTCATTTTAATGATTGTATAATATGATTTTTTATCTAAACATGGATATATTACATGATTATTTCCAAAACGAGCAATTTGTTCTGGTTTAAATTGATGTGATAATGCTTGTTTAATATTAATAATATTAACTCTTTTTGATAATTCATGATATACATCAGCATCAGTATCGCTATCATCAACTTCATCCGACATTTTGAATGCACTATCTAAGTTTCCAGAAATAAAAATTAAAAGTTTTTCATATGATTTACCTTCATTAATATTATCAGCTTTTAAACTATTTTGAACCAGAAATATTCTTTCTTCTGCATCCATTTCCATTATTTCTTCAATAGTATTATTTAAATTAAGAGTTTTCTTTATTCTACTTGCTGTCCAATGTGAGGTTTTAAATCTACGTTTTTTTAAAACTTTAATTTTATTAGATTGTTCATCTTTTTTTGATTCAATATCTTTTGGTTCTTCCTCATTATCTCTTGCATCAAGCCAATACATTTCATCAAAAAGCATTTCCATAATTTGAACTTTACGTTCAGAATTATTTTGAAACCTACCATCTGAAAGTAATGTCCAAACATCATTAAAATACTTGTTTTCAAGCATTTTTCCGTTTTCATCTAAAGTACGATAACGTTGAATTTCATCGAGTAATAATACTGCAGGTTCTTTTGTATCAATACCACCACTTTCTAAAAAACTTTCAATGTTTTTCATGTAATCGTTTTTCATATCCATTTGAATTTCAATGAACTTATCAGTAAATTTTAATAAGCTCACAAGAGTTCTAACTAAATCAGTTTTACCAACACCAGTTATACCCCATAATGAAATTATAAGTGGTCTGAATTGAATATTTGGCATTAAATACCAGAGGGAAATATAATCGATTATTTTGTCAATAACATTATCGATTCCAATAAATTTTTCTTTTAATTTTATTTTAATTTCTTCGAGTTTTTCTCTTTTCTCTTTGATTTGATTAAAAAAATCTTTATTCATATATATAATATTTTTAATTGTCAAATATAAACATTATAAAAATAATAAACAATTAAAAAATATTATTATTTTAATCATCGTTCATATCATATATATCATTCGTTATTATCCAATAATTTACAGCAATACTAATAAGAAATGCAATTATATATATAATAATAATTGCAGTACTTGAAGGTTCAACAGTTAAATAATCAAATTCTTTAAATGTTCTTTTCTTAAATTGACTAAGATTTTGATTAAGATATTGATAAAGGTCATCCCAAGTTTTTTCAGTTAATACTGGATATTTTGGTGATTGAATTTTTATTGTAGTATCTTTAAATATTGGTGGTAATTGTTTTAATTTTCCTAATTTATTTCTAAACATTTTATTATTAACTGGTGGTAATTGCATTTTAATTACGCTATCTTTATAAGTATAAAGATTTAATACTTGATGTGCTACTGCTGTAGTTAATACATTTGAATTTGCCCATGAAAATGAATGCGCCCATTGAATTTCATTTCCCTTTTTACCTATACAGAGTACAAGTTCATTTTTATTACCTTTCACCCAATAATTTTCTTGATATTCAGCAATTTTTTCTGGCTTATTTTCAAAAATAAGCACCCAAAGTCGCATTTTATTGCTAACACCAAATTTACCGTTAAGTCTTTTAAATTTTTCTTGTGTTTCTTTATTAATATTAGTACCTAAAATTGTTGGATAATCCATACCTTGTGACATAGAAAATAGTCCACCACCATTATATTCAGGATATTTAAATAATTTAAGACTATCTGCTTTCTTTTCACTTACAACTGATATATTAAATACAGATAAATCACTGGCTTTAATTTTATTCACATAAGTATGTATACTTGTATATGCTTTTCTGGTATTGTCATTACCACTCCAAACTGTTTGATAATTGTATGAAACATTACCTACACGTTTACCTTCAAATTTAGTTCCACTACAACCAGTACCTTCATCATTTGGTGCATAATTTTTATGAGAACCAACAATTGTTTTAGTAGTTCCAAATTGTTTTACAAGTTCATCATGTAGTTTCTCAGTAATAGTAAAACTTTCATCTATATCTGTAACAGCATACCAATGAGGTGCAACATCTTCTTGATGTGAACAATCATAATATTCTGTGCAATATGTTGTATTACCTTTACTATCACTTCCACAAGGAACTTGTCTGGAACAAGTTTCTGTTTTCCAATAATTATATGGTTCATTTTCATAAATTGCAGTAATTGTTGAACCCCAATATTCTGTGAAATGAACACTTGAATAAGAAATAATTAATTTGGATATAATTATTGCAACAAGGACAGAACCAATTGGAATAAAAAATTCCCACCAAGTAAATTCACGTTTTTTAAAATAATAAAATATCGCAGTTACGATTATCGGAACTAATAATGCTAAATAAAGTACTGACATGATTTTATGTTTTAATTATTAATAGTTATTCCATATCTGGAATTAAATTATATAAAAATTCCATATCTTGAGTAAAAATTGGACATTCAGTACTTACCCAACGACTACGAATTGCTACTGCACTATTCAATTTATCTCTATCAGGTTCAATTTCAAATTCCTGTTTAATAATAAGTCTACCTCTTTTTAACTTAGGTGCATAGTCATTCCAATTAATACCCTTTTGAAATATCATTTCTTGTTGTTCGTTTGAACTTTTATTTTCCAGTTCTTTGTGACTGTAAAGACTTTGGGCAACACTTGAAATACTATTTCTTACACAATCTTTTTGTCGCCAAACTATCATGTTAGCAACTTCAGTTTTTGAAGGAATTGTAAATACACGAGCATCAAATTCAGCAAACTTAATTCCTTTAATTAGTATTTCACTAAATACCGCACCGTTTTGCAGTGAAGTAGGAAAGTATGAAGTATCAGGGCAAGCATTTTCAGTAACGTATCTTTTTAATCTTGCCATGTTAAATGCATTTGTTGCCATACTTGCAGCAACACTTGTCATTTTCTGTATATTACCATCAAACCAAGCATCTGTAGCAATATCATCAAAATCAGTCAATAATATACTAATTTCATCTGACTGTACAAATGCAAATTTAGCACCTTGTATATTTTTACAAAGATAACAAGCGGTTTCATCCATATCATAAATTAAACCATCATCAAAAGGTCTTATTAATCCACGACAAAATTGTGAAAAACATCGACCATCAATACGAATTATAGTATAGGTTCTACGAGGAAGACTTATACGAGTTCTATCCTCATAATATTTTTTCATTCTATCACCAAGTGCGTCTTTCATTATTTTTATTTTATTTCCAATTCCACAAATAGTCTCTTTTTTCATCATCTTGATGAAAGCCATCATCATATATTCTGTATTTATTAGCTTTTATTTTAGGCGAATCAATTTTTTTTAATTCTTCTAAATTATCTTCAGATACATCATCAATTTGTATATCAGATTTTTTTGATTTTAATGGTAATGCACCACCGCATTTTTTACATGCCCAATCAATTTGATATTGATATTTACTTAAATCATATTTCCACCAATCTGGATGGTCATAAATATTAATACCGTCAACACCATTGAATAAATATGATAACATGCCAGCAACTTCACAAAAGAATGCACCTTTAGGATTTATTGTTGCTGACCATTCATTTTGAATCCAACATTTGTCAATACATTTATTAATTGTATCTTGACTTATATTATATTTATTTTTTATTGATTCTGATGATGTTAATAATGGTGTATGTTTTGATATAAAATCACCAGTATGTTCATTAATAATAATATTATTTGTTATAAAATAATTACCAGCATATTTCATACAATCCTTATTATTTGTCCATAAACCTCTTTTATCATATGCTCTATATTTTTTAAAAAGTTCTAATATTTGTGGAAATTGTGGATGTAATAGTGGTTCACCACCCATAATACCAACAGTGCCTTGAAAATCTTTTAAGGTAATTAAAATATCTTCAATATATTTTAAATCCATAAAATATATTCTTTCTTTTGTGTAATGTCCACAAAATCTGGTACAATTACAACAAGATTTGTTGCATAAATTTGTAACATCAATTTGGATAATCCACATGTCTTTAATTTGTCTCATTTGTTTTAATATTTATTCTTTATTATCAATTAAAAACTTATTTGAAATTGCTTTAAAGCTAAGTCTACCCTGATTTTTAAGTTCATGCTTTACAAATACTACTCCTTCTCTTTCAATTAAAGGATTTAATACACTTTTATTTTGTGCATAAGCAAGTATTTCATCAACACTATTTGGAAGTACATAATTCCAATCCAATATGGGAACGGTTTCTAACTTAAATTGATTAACTATAATATCAACCATTTCTTCATAAGGTAAGAATTCATATTTGTCAATATCAAACATACGAAAAAATTTAATTGTTTGACCCTTTAACTTATATCTATTCTTTTGAATACCTTCACCAATAATTTCACCTTGTAATCCAAGATTTCTTCCAAGTTCACCAAGTTTTTTTTCAAGATAATTTTGTCTTGCGAATTTCCAAAATGAATTAGTTGAACTTTCATAAAATTCATAATTTCTACTACAAACACCAAATTCACCATTTTTCCAATAAAACGAACCACTGCTACCATCAAGTTTTTCTGTCGTTATAAACATCTGACCAACATATTCTATTGGTATATGCGGAAGTATTTGAATACGGTCTTCATCAGTTATTATCATAAATGAAGGAAATCCACCCTTTGCATCACCTGCAAGTTCAGCAGGAATTGGTGCTTCATATTTAGTGATACCAAGTTCTTCAGTAACATCAAGACCTATAGGACTAATAGCATTTTCATGTAATATAAGTTCCGATTTATCCAATTCATTAATATGCCATTGAAGTTCAATAGGAAGAATATCCAATGGAAAACAAATGCCCTGCGAAATCTGTCCACGAAATTTACAGGTTCTAATACGAAATTTGTCTTTTCTTAAAAATTCAAATTCTGAACGTTCAGATAATAATGAATCTATTTCACAATAAACACATAATTCTCCTACATGAAATTCATCTTTCTTTACAACTACTTTCCAACCCAATACTTGTGCAACTTCAATTGCATCAGCATCTGGAATTGGATTGATGGATAATATTTTTTGTATTGTTGCTAATTTTCTCATAATTTTTATTTAAAACCAGTTCATTTATCTACTGGCAAAGTTAGGTTTAGTCGATAACTTTCCTTTATGTGGAGAACGTTTTTATTTTTTCCAGAGGCATATTATTCCACCCATCCATTGGCTTTGCCTAATTCCAACTCGTCTTCGAGCGCAGAATGAGATTCGAACTCATACTATGGGCAATTAATTCAAGTGCACTTTTGCCGAGACCATACATTTGTATATGTGCCTTACCAATTGAGACTATCTACGCTTATGGGATTGCTCCCACAAATATTTACTTTTTAAATAAATCAACATTATCTTCTTTACCGGATTTATATGCATTTTCAGTCACTTCGGAAGTAATTATTGTAATACCTTCTTTAAGAACTTTACCATTAGCATCTGCTAAATAACCTATATTATGACGACTACCAATAACAATACTGTTTGGAAATGTCTGGCACATAGTTTTATGTTGACGGTCAATATCAATAAGTTTTTCCTGTTCAACAAAGAAACCATTTCGTTCACCTTCAATAGCTGCCATCAATTTATCATACAATTTTGTATCAAAATTTGGATTACTTTCTGTTATCCATTTCATTAATGAACCATCATTTTTTGAATAACGACCTGCAATAAGGTCAGGATAAATTTTTGCAAATGCATCTTTATACTGGTCAGCAACTTGTGCATCCTGATGAATAATTTTCCACATTTTATCAAAGAATGCAGCACATACTTTTTGCTGTGCATCACCTGTTTGGTGAGTGCGTATTTCTGAGTTACTTACACTAACCACCCAGAGAAAGGCGAATAATGCGAATATTGCACATACTCCAATTCCAATAAATAAATTTTTTTTCATAATTTTTGTTTTAAATTAATAAAAATTTTAATTTTAAAATAAATAATACGAGCAAAGATACAAAATTGTTACAATAATTCAGACAAATATTTAATAGAAATTTCACTTTGTTCAATTTCTTTTTTAATGTATGTTTCTATTATATCTTTTTTTTCTTTATCTTCTTCTTTAAAATATAATTTAAGCATATTCACCAAATTATTTAGTGGACTAAGTTTGTTTCTAATATCAGCACAAATAACACCCGCTTCAATTAAATCATATTTTATTAATTCATAATCATCTAAGTTAATTTCTTTTGGAAGTGGTGAGTGTTCTTCATAATATTTTTTTAATAAATCCATTGTTGCTGTAATATTCATTAGAACTGGAAGTATACATGTAAATATCATATTTATACCACCAATATTGCTGATTTCAACAAATTCTTTTGGTTCTTTTTTAGTTCTAAGTGCTTTGATTTTCATATTGAAATTATTTTAGTTTTACCTCTTTTTCTTAAAATTGGCATTATTGTATTTGCAAAAGAACTTCTAATTATTGTTACAATATATGCATAAACATTATCACTTCTATCTGGATTAAAATTTAATACATGTTTACAACATGCATCATATGCATTAGTTTCACAAAGAATCTTATTGATTTCAATCATTATTGAATATCTTTTTTCAATTTCTTGATTAATTATTTCAAAAAACATATCTTTAATTTCAAGTGTAAGTTCATTTAATTCTTTACAAAGAATTATTTCTTTTAATAATTGTTCTTTAAATTCTTTTGTTATCATTTTATTTCTTCCCCTTTTTGTCTAAAAGTTTTACCTTCTTGTCGTAATTTTTTCTTTAATTCTTCTCTTAATTTTAATCCAATTTCTTCTGCAGCAAATTTAGCGTTTACAGAATGAGAAATATCAATTCCATTATATATTGCACCGTTTATATAAGCAATGCCTCGATAAACATTTTGAAACTGTTTTAATGGAAATTCATTTGGTATTAATTCAACTTCAACCAATAAATTTTCTTCGTGTTTATTTGTAGTATATATTAATTTATACTTGCCTTTCATTATCATATTAAATGTCTTCTCTAATACGCATTGCTACTGGAAATCTTGGTACATTATTTTTTGTAGTCAATCCTTGATATTTAACTGTAAGCATTTTTCCAACAATTAATTCTGGATTTTCAGCATATTTAATTAAATTATCCATATTACCAATCATTTTTGCTGCAAATTGAGTACCATTTTCAGTTTCACAAACAAATACTGCTTTTCCTGCCATTCTACCTTTATTTCCAACCTTAACATCAACTACTTTATATTCAGAATCTTGAAATTCTTTCACCTTTTGTAAATCATATGAACGTTTATTTACATATAATCCATCCATATTTCTTACCATACAACCTTCATAACCTTCTGCAAGGAAATGTTCAAATGCTTCCATAAGTTCATCTTCATTATTAACTACTATTGTTTCAACAATATGAACTGCAGTATTTTCAAAAAATGGCTTAAGTGATTGTAAAAGAGTATTACGTTCACCATTAGATAGATTGGGAAGTGCAATGTCATAAATATGATATTGAACAATTTCACAACCTTCTTTTGGTTTTTCTTGCCTGATAAATGAAGTTAATTCTTCAAATCTATTATGATATTGATGATTATAAAGTTCGCCATCAAATCTATCACTAAGTCCACATTTTTCAAGTATTTTAATAATATGTGGCATACTTGTTATTTGTTTTCTGGTTCTTGACCAAAGAGTTACAGCACCATCATCATATTGCGAAGTTGCTCTACACCCGTCCAATTTAGGTTGACAAAGTGCAGAATATTTTATTTTATGTCCTTGTTCACTGAATTTATGTGCAAGCATTGGAGCAATACCACCTTCAATAATATCATCAGTTTTACCTGCTTGTGCATCTTCAATATTTTGAACGTAACCTTTTTTTAATTGTTTTTCCCAATCAGATTTAGCTTGAGTTTCAGCTTGTTGTATTGGAGTAGTTTCATTTGACCTGCCAATATTTTTACCTCTAATTACTTGTTCTTTGCTTTCTTGAATTTTACCACCAACTTGACCATAATTACTTATAATTGTAGGTATATTTTCAATTTCATTAACACTAACTTGCCATTCTTGAATAGCACCAGTACTGGTTTTTTTAAATAATTTTGGAAATTCTTTCATTGTTAAAATTTTTATTTAATATATTTAAATTTCATTTTTCTTTTTGAATATATTCTTGAAAACATTGATAAAACATATTTGGTAATATGGCATGGTTTACAAAACCATAAAGTCCGCAGGAGAAGAATGTGTGAATTTCGATTATGAAAGTACCATCTTTATCATTAACACCAACATCCAATGTATATGCAATTGGTGCTGATTTATATTTCTTAATCATACTTCTAATTTTATTTATATTAGGAAATTTAGTAAATTCACCACAATAATTTTGCAACCCAACTAATTTATTTTGATATACAAAAGCACGCCATTCACTATCAATATTAATATATTTAGAAATTTGATAATTACCTTCAGGTAATGGTTTAAATTCTTTATTTGTATTAATAATAGCTGAATATCCTTTTATTTTGTCATTACTTTTAACAAAATATTCACCGTCAAAACCATCTAATGATGATTGATTACCATTAAAAATAATTCTTTCTGTATAACAAAATAATTCTTCTGGAACATTTATTGGCTTTGGAGTAAGATTGTAAAAATGTTGCAAAAATGCTGTTACAAATTCTACACTACCTATGGGTACATATGTAAAATGCATTGGTTTAAATATTGAAGGGTCAATAGTTTCTACATTACAATCAGTATTAAGAAATTTGACTTTAATATTATCTTTTTCTAAATGAAGTAACCAATTCTTGAATCTAATTGATTCAAGTAGAGTAAATGAGAAATCGTGAGTAACATTTCCGTTACATTTTTGAATAAGAAATTTCATTATTTTTATTTTTTAGGTGCATAATTTTTATCAAGCCAATATACTATAGGTGCAAGGTCTTCATCATCATGATACATATCTTTCACATATTCTTTGCGAGTTTCTATCCATTCATCGATTCCATACCACCAACCTTCTGGTAAGAATTTTTCTGCTGCAGCAACTGCTTCAAATTTATTTTTAAAAATAAATGTTTCTTCACACATTAATATAGTAATACCTATTGGTTTAAAACCAGCATCACAAATTTCTTTTAATAGTTCACTATTTGGAGTACCATAAGAACCATGTCCTAAGTATGTTGAATGTGGTGACATTTTTTATTTTAAATTATTGCCAAATATATAAAATAAATTCGAATTAATCAATACCTTTATCAGAATAACTTGAAAATTGTTTGGGAATACCAATGCATGAACCAATTGCTGTTGCATCTACAGTAATTAATTTACCACCACCAATACCAGTAACTGGAACTTTATCTGGAACTTGGTCAAGACAAGTAACTACAACATTTTTTCGAGATTTTGGATTATTATAATTGTCACAATCAAATGCATATCTTAATAATCCAATATCAAGTATTGATTTTCTGAATACACCTTGCCATCCATCATTTACGTTGGTTTCTAATGGATTATCCTTAATATAACTAATGTCCATGCCTTCATTTGTCATCGGACCATTTCCATGACGAGTCTGATATGCACGTGTTATATAGTATGTATCGACATTTCTTTCATTAATTGTAATTCCAAGTTTGTTTATGATTTCAATTGCATTTTTGCTTGTTGTATTGCTTCGTGTAACATGTGGAAAAAATCCATAATCCATATCAAGCATGATGCCTTGACCACCTTCAAAAATTAAGTCAAAATAATCAGTAGGTATTGATGAACCAAGTAAGTATATATCATATATTGTATTTACAATATCAAATCTACTTACAAGGTCATCACATGCTAATTTAAAATCATCAATTATTTTTTGAGTTTTGGAATTGGCAAGACTAATATATTCATAATATTTTTCTTGTAAAAGTTTGAGTTTAATATCACGAATTTTTGGATATTGTAAATCTCTGGCATATAAATGAAAAAAATCTTCATTTCTTTTAATTGTTGTACCAAAACCAACGCCAACAGTACCATGAAGATTAAGACTATCAAGTTTAATATTTTTCAAAATATCAAAAGGTGTTGTTATCATTGCATTTGCATTAATAAATAATTGAGGATGAATTTCCATTTTTCTCAATGCATTGCCTTCTTTTAGTATTCCCACAGGATTTACAGTACAATATTCTGACCAATATGTTGGTGCGCCTAATAGTGTACCCGAACCAAAATTTGAGAATACATGTCTTTTATCATCAATAACTACTGTATGTCCGCATTGATGCCCGCCATTGAATCTTATAACTAATGGATTATTGGATTTACTACAAAGATAATTTACAAATGCACCCTTGCCTTCATCTCCAAACAAAAATCCTAAACAAATTGATATTGAATTCATTATGATTAATTATTATGTTTTACTTTATTCTTACAACCCAACAATAACCAAACATTAAAGGACATGGATTGACTATTTCATCATCTGATTCATCCATAACATTCATAAATTCAGAATAATCTTTTTCCCATACAGACCCCGGAATTTGATTTTGCATTCTTTTTATTTGAACATCAGCTTCTTCAATTTTCCATTGTCCTATTTCCTTAGAAATTATAGTATATAATGTTTTTATTTCACGAAAAGATATCAAGGTATTTAATGGAGCAATTCTTGTTAAAAAAAATGTTTTTATTTGAGACTTCAAATCATGTCCTTCAGAAAAGTCTTGTTCGATATTTACTTTAACTTCTGTTCCAGAATTTGGAGAAACATATGTACATTCGAATTTTCTTAACATAATAATATTTTTTACAATAATACGAAAAACAATTTATATTGTTACAAAAAAAGGGATATATTTTAATATATCCCTTTTGTTTCATTTATATTTTTATTAAAGTTTTAATGCTCCTTCATCACTTGTTGATACGACAGCACCACTTACAACTGTTGCAAGAGCAGTAGTAACCAAACCAGCAGTTTTTTCATCAAATTTGCTTACAACTGATTTAATATCAGCACCATGCTGAACTGCGATAAGTGTTGCAATTGTAGCACAAATTGCATGATAATCGTCCAAAATGATAAGTCTTTCACCAAGCATTTTTTTCCAATAGCCAAGAACATCTGGGTCATTTTTGTAACTAGCTTCATTAACGTGTATATGATATACATTATAAAGTCTTTGTGCTTCTGCAAGAAGTTGTTCATCAGTATATTCTTCATTTTCTTTATATCCAAGAATATTTTTTAAAGTACTTGCATCAACAAAATCCCAACTTTTTTCATCACCAATTGTAAAAAGAAAACCCTTTTCATTACGTTTTTCAAAACAATCAATACTGGTATGTTTACCAGCAATTAACCATGCAAGTAAATAACTTTCCATGTCTTGACCACCACCACCACCTTGAATAGCTACGTTTTTTAACCATTTATCAAGGTCTTCAGTACTTGATTCAAATTGACCTATCTGAATTGGAGTACTGATGCAATGGTGGTCATTAATTGCACCAAAAAGTACTTGTGGATGTTCTACGCCATTATCAATAATAGTATTCATAAGAGTATCGAGTTCATTTTTGATAATATCTTCAGGAATTCTACCCATACTACCAGTATCATCAAGAAAAATCATTATTGCTAAAGATTTTGGATGTTCATCACTGTCACGAGATTCTCTAACTGTAATATTTTTTGGAAGCATATCATTTATTGCAGATTTTGAAAAAATATCATCTGCACTTTTACTTGCATAACTTGCACTTATGTGCGTATATGCATCATGTGACCATTTACCACCACCCATAATTATTTAGTTTTAGTTGTTTCGTCATTGCATTCACAGTTTTCATCTGTACATTCGCAAGGTTTATCACCTGTTTCTGTTACAGGTTCTGTGGTATCAGCAACTTTAGTTGCTTCTTCTGCAGTTTTTACTTCTGCATTTTCTTGTTCTTGTGCCATATCTTCGAAAGACTTGGCATCATTTGTATTAAATCCCATAATTTAAAATTTTAATTGTTAATACTATTTAATTTAAATAAAACTCATTATATTTATATAAAAAAATTAAGTTACAAATTTAATAAATAAAATTTCTTTTCAAAATTTTTTGCCAATATTTCTCTATATTGTTTATATTCATCAACATGATTTTTATGTTTTGTTAACAAAAATGTTAAGATATTTTGATTTACATTAACTTTATCCATTTTTAATTTAGTACCTGCTGCTGACTTATCTCCTAACAAATATAATGCAATTTTTTTACAAAGCTCCAAATCTATATCAGGAGTTGCTATTTTTTCTGAAAAAAGAGTGGTAGGATACCACATTTTATACTTTGCCGAAATTGTTTCAGCTTTCTTAAATAATGTGGTCATATGATAGAAACTAATTATTATAATTCCATGAGTTTCAGGCACTACAAAGACTGTTGTAGGATTTAATCCCATATGAGAATAGCTAATTTGCCTTAACCATAGCACAAACTCGAACATTCTACTAAACAACCAATTAACATGAATTTGTTTTAATTTCTGTCCAGTAAGAGGAACACTACGGTTTTTTAAATTTATAGTAAGTTTATTTTTTTCTAAGACCATACTTTCTGGCAGATATCTATGAAAACTTTCTGACGCTTTGTCAGTTTTTGCCATAAGTTGTTTATAATTATTTACTGATTTCGTAATTAATTTTCTATTAGCATCAGTTACAATATATTCGATTTTTTTTTCAAATACTCTAAAATCACCGCTTTCATCAGTAAATTTTGTACCATTTTCCAGAATATCTTTATAATTATTCATTTTCGCCATTGCTTCTGCTGCTAATGAATTTGGATGATAATCTGGATGAATGAGTTTACAATAATCCCTATACAATTTTTTCCAATCATCTGGGAATATATCTGATGGTTTATTTGATTTAATTAGTTTATCAATTAATTCACGGTCTGTCATAATTTTTAATAATTATTATTGTATTGTCTTAAAATACCTATTTCATAATCTTCCCATACTTCAATTTGTGCTCTTAAATATTTTTTAAGAACATCATCAGTAGCATCTGCTAAATCTACATATAATGTTTTAATAATATCACCACAACGGACATATGCTTCATTATTTCTAATCACTGAGACAATTTTAACATTATTTCCCATATTATTTTATTTTTGAATGTAAAACACTATCAAGTTCTTTAATTTCAATTTTAATTGAATCTTTTGTGAGATAATTTTTATCGTGAAGATATTTCACAGTTTTATTAAAACCATCCCAAAGACCTTGTTCATAAGTTTTTTGTGGATTTTGTTCTGTTAAAACTACAGTAGAGGGTTTAAAACCTTTATGTTTTTGTACAACAACAAAAAAAATACCAATTGCAATTATCGTAATAAATAATATAAAATTTATAATCCTTTTCATAATTAAAATGTTTTATGTATAAAAAATCTTTTTATTCTATAACAAATATTAGGGGTTAAACCCGAATAATTATCGGTTTGAAAAAAGTTGAATTGTTGATTTAGAAGCATATCACTATCATCATCAATTATAGCAAAACGATAAAAATCATAATAATGAATACCAAACCATTTCATACAATTTTCTTTTAACCAAAGTGATATTTCAGTTCCTCTTTCAAATCCAGTATGCTTTGTTTTATCAATAATAGTAAATGTTGCACCACAATATTTAAAAATTTCTTGAAGTCTTTCAAGGGTATGTCCATTTCTCATTGAAGCCGACAATACTACAGCAGAATTAGTTTCTTTACAAAGATTATTTAATAAATCTATGCGCATAGGACAAATTTCATTTTTATAATAATCTAATTTTGAAATTTCATTTGCTTTTAACATTTTGCGTAAATATTTCTTAACTGTTTTATAAAAAGGTATACCATCATATTGAGTTAAATGTTTATATCTCTCAGTATAAAACAATTGACAATTAAGTACCCCATCTATATCAAGAAAAATTATTGAATTATATTTATTAAGTTCCGCTTCCATCAATTAATTCATCTACTTCTTCAAAAGTTTTTACTGTAACTTCACCACAATAATTTTCAAATAATGATTTTATATCTTTCCGAAAAACTTCAAGTTCTTCTTGATTATCAAAATAAAAATCATGTTGTAATTTCCATCGAACATCGTTTATACCAATAGTTGGGTCTCCTTTAGATAAAACATGAAATCCACTAACTTTAATTATATTAATCATAATTTTTATTTTATTAAACGAATCTTCTATCAGAAGGTTACAAACTTTTAAATATTTTTTGACAAATGTAAATAAAAAAATTAATAATACTATAATAATATTTATTTTTTATAAAAATTATAGTAAAAAAAATTTTTTATTTAAATTATTTCATTATTTTTGCATCATGATAAATTTAGAAAAAATAAAAGAATTTGCGCAAAAATCTTATGATGATGCTAATTGTAAATATAATGATGGAAATTATTTTATTCATATTAATATGGTTGTCGATACATTAAATAATCATATGAATATATTTTGTAATCATAATGATTTTATTAATACTCTTGCAGCATGCTACACACATGATTTGTTGGAAGATGCAAAAAAATCATATAATGATATCAAAATAATATCAAATAAAGATGTTGTAGACATTACATTAGCAGTTACTGATGTTCCAGCAGAAAATCGTTTGATGCGACATTTACTTACTATGGGTAAAACTGTAAGAGATTATCGTGCAATAATTCTTAAAATGTGTGATATGCTTGCTAATGCTCAATATAGTAAAGAACATAATAGCTCAATGTATAAAAAATATGTTGAAGAATACGAATATCGCAAACCAATTTTTAAAAAAGCATTAACTTGGTATAAAGATAATCTCGATATGGATGAAGTTGAAAAACTTTGGGTAATATTGGATTATATTCACAATAATAAAAATATAAATAATTTATGAAAAATTTAGGACATCTTATGCTTGACCTTGAAACAATGGGTAATAAAAGCAATGCAGTAATTGTTTCAATTGGTGCTGTTGAATTTGACCTTGAAACAGGTGAATTAGGTAAAGAATTTTATGAAAGAATTGATTTACAATCATGTCTTGATGTTGGCTTAATAGTTAATGGTAGTACACTTTACTGGTGGTTACAACAAAGTGAAGCAGCAAGAAATGAAATTTGTAAAAAAGGTAATGACCTCAGAAGTGCATTAGTTTTGTTCAATACTTTTATGATATTTGAAAATGATTTTAAAGATATTCAAATTTGGGGAAATGGTGCAAGATTTGATATTGGTATATTGGAGGATGCATATACTGCACTTAAATTAGGTACTCCTTGGAATTTTAGAAATGAAAGAGATGTACGTACATTAGTTTCATTTGCTCCACAAGTTAAAGAACATTATCCTATAAGTGGTATGGTGCATTATGCGTTAGATGATTGTAAAAACCAAATTGGTTATTGTTGTGCTATTTGGCAGAAATTAAATAAATAAATTTAATTATCATCATTAATGGTACTTTTACATACATATTTGTAATGAATTAACTAAATATATAAAAAAACCATTAATGTAAATATTAAATCAACTATTAGATATAAAAATATTGGTGCTGTTCGTTTAAGTGACACTAAACAAGTAATTAAATTCATGGATTGGTTATATTATGATTCAACAATTTATTTAATAAGAAAATATAATAAATTTAAAAATTTTAAATTATTATGGAATGGGAAGATGAATTAAAAAAACATATTCTTAAATGGATTAAAGAAGAATTTGACCCAGAAGCCAATATGAATAATTTATGTTTTATTGATATTGGATTACCAGAGGATATTGATTTTAATGAATTTTCTATTCCAAATTTAGGTAAATTTTATGCTTATTCTATAATGAAAGAAAATTATGAACAAGCAGAAAAAATTAAAGAAATGCTTGCTAAAAAAGGTAGTAACGTTAATTTAGATATTAATGAAAAAACCAGAGAAGGTATTCTTGAAATATCTTTTGTTCCTGAAAAAGGTGTGGAAAAAATTGAAATAAATATGAAAGTATTAAAAAATGGTTTAAGTATTGATTGGGATAAGGAATTAAAAGATAAATTATAATAATTAATTATATGAAAAATTTAACAGCAGAAACATTTAAAGAAAAAATATTTGACTTTTCAAAAGAAACTGAATGGTCATTTAAAAGTAGTAAACCTGCAATTATTGATTTTTATGCTGATTGGTGTTCACCTTGCAAAGCAATTGCTCCAGTTCTTGATGAACTTAATAAGGAATATCAAAATATTGATTTTTATAAAGTAGATACTGATGCAGAAAATGAAATAGCATCTGCTTTTAATATTAAAAATATACCTTCAATACTTTTTATACCTCTTACAGGTATGCCACAAATGTCTTTAGGTGCAATGCCTAAAGAAATATTTAAGAAAATAATTAAAGAAGTATTAGGTATTGAATAAAAAATATTCGTAATTTTGTAACCTATTAATTTTTTATTAGTATAAGTAAAAAAATGGACAACAATAATATTTTTGGATATGGAGAAGTATTTATAACTAAAATATAATTATGGATACAATACAAACATTTGAAAAAGAAATTATTGAATTATCGAAAATTAAATCGCAAAAAGAAATTGCATTACTATATAACAGTACTCAGCCAAAAATTAGTAATATTTTAAGGAAAAATAAAATTATAAATAAAAAGAGTAGATTAAATATGAGTCATCTTGCACTTAATATTGACTATTTTAAAGAAATTAATTCTAATGATAAAGCATATTGGCTTGGATTTATATGTGCTGATGGTAATATTAAAAAAACAAACAATAAGGTTAGTTTAATATCTAAAGATTTAGAAGTAATTGTAGGATTTAAAGAAGCAATTGGCGCAGAACATAAAATTAGTAAAAGGGAAATTTTTGATAAACGAACAAATAAAACATATACTGGATATAGTATTCAGATTGGCAATGAAATATTTACCCAGCATTTAATTAATTTAGGTATTACTAATAATAAAACAAATGTATTGGAATTTCCAAATATTGAAGAGAAATACTATTCATATTTTATTGCTGGATTATTTGATGGTGATGGGTCAATTTCATTGAAAGGGATAAATAAAAATAGATTAGTAATTAATTTAATTTCTACAAATGAAATGTTATTATATATTAAAGAATATATTTTAAATAAATTAAATATTAAACCAAAATATTGTTGTGATGTTAGTAAAAATAAACAAAATGTTTGGAAAATGTATTTGTATTCAGATGCACATAGATTTTTAAAATTTATATATTGTGATGCTAATTTCAAATATTATTTAAAAAGAAAATATAATATATTTCTAAAAAATATTAATTATCGAAATAATATTCGTCATTTAAAAAAAGTAATACAATGTGATAAAAATATGAATATAATTAAAATATGGAATACAATTAGAGAAGCAAGTATTGAAATGAATTGTCACGAAAACACGTTAAATTATAATATAAAGAAAGAAAGATTATTTAAAAATTATCATTGGAAACATGAAAATGAATAATAATGTGGTTTTATTTTTAGATTTAGATGGTGTTATGTGTACCACCACTCAATATTATACTAATAAAGATAAATGGAATTCCGAATATCATCGTTATAAATTCGATGAAAAATGCGTGAAAGTGTTTAATCAAATTATTGAAAAAACAAAACCAATTATTATATTGTCAAGCGATTGGAAAGATAGTTATACTATTGAACAACTTAATCGTATTTTTGAAATAAATAAGGTCGATGTAAAAATTTTTGATATTACACCGCAATTATGGGGTATTAAATATTTTAAATTAACTGAATTAGAAGAATGTCGTGCAAATGAAATATTAAAATATGTTGAAGGCCATAAGATAAAAAAATTTATTGCAATTGATGACCTTGATTTATCGAAATGGCTTCCTAACAATTTCATTAGAACACCAATGGCAAATGAAGGTATTAAAACAAAGTAATGTTAAAGATAAGATTTTTAAATTAATTAATTTATTATAAAATGAAAAACGAAAAATTAGAATTATTATTGAACAAGGTGGTTGAATATAATCGACCAGATATTGCTCACTATAGAGGATTTCTCTATAAAAATGGTGTTGACGACTACTATATTAAAATCGTTGAAGTTGATAGTGGTAATATTACTATTGATGAAAAAGTATATCTGCAAGAAAGTGATGCACAATTTATCACTTTATCTGAAAAACCTAAATTAATGCGAGTTAGTATGAAATCATGGCATTATCGTTTGATTAAATTCGTACTTCGCAGTAATGCACCTACCCCTAAAACAATGCAAAATGGTTGTCCTTATTTTTGGTTATTATTGTTTTCATTATTTATGGTAATATTTGTATTACTTAGACATTTAATTAAATTTATATTTTTATTAATCCCTAAAACATTGCTTTGGGGATTGAAAAAACTTACTGATGGTTGGATAATGAATATCGATGAACGACAAGTATATGGCATGTATTGGAATAATGATACAAAAATGCCAATAACTGCAAAAATATATTTTGATAAATCCGATGAGAATTTTTTGGATTATTTTTTGCTTGAAAAATATCATCTTGATGGTAAAATAAATCCAGAAGAATATGAAAAAAAGAAGCAAGAACTTTTAGTAAAATGGGAAAAATGGCGTGAAGAATTAGCAAAATCTCGTCAATTTTTTAGAGAAGAAGCACAGAAAAGAGAAGAAGAAATTGAACGTAGAAAAGCTGAACGTGAACGTCTTCAAGCAATAAAAAAAGCTAAATGGGATGCCAGAATGAAACCAATTAATGATGGTTTTAAAAAAATATCTACATCAATTTCAAATGCATTTACTTTTAATCCTGCTAATTTAAAAAACATTATTAAAAGAACAAAACAATTTGTTGGTGCATTAATTACATTGTTTTTACTTGCAGTAACATATTTTGCAGTTAATGGTCTTACATATTGTATAATTGCTGCTATTGATTGGTGTATTGTAAATTGGGTAATTTTTGTATGTATTGGTTTAGGTGCTGTTGCTGTCGGTATTATCTATATACTTTATGTACTTATTGGCGGTTGGTTACAAAATATAGTTAATAAATATCAAATTGGTAAAAAAGTATGGTATATTGAACCATTGATTTATTTAATTTGGTATCCAGTGAAATATGCAGTACATGGAATAGTATATGGATTTTTTTACATAGTATGTATACCAATTAAATTCGTATTTTATAATTTAATATTTAAATTCATACTTATACCATTAAGTATTCTTATTTGGAAATTATTGAAAGCATTAGGTAACGGTCTTAAAAATAGTAGTGGCGTATTTGGTGAATATTTCAATGCAAGTTACAGTGATTATTGTCCGGGAATTGAATGGGTTGATACTGAGGAAGAAAAATAGTAATTTTTTAACACTTAAAACTTAAAGTTATGTTAACGTTTATATTATCAGTTATAATAGTTTCCTTTATTTGTCTTTGTTTTTTCAAAGGTAATTTTTGGGAAAATAGATACTTAGTACTTTTAATTAGTGGTGGTGTGGCATTAGTTGTCACACTTACTACTAATTTAATTATTCGTGGACATTTGCAGACCAAAACAGAAATTGTATCTACAAGTCCATTACATACCTTTTTTGTACAAAAGAGTCTTTTTAAAAATAAAACTCATTTTATTAAAGATTATGATTATTTTAATAATCATTATGCTACCGAATTTTTTTATAATAAAAAAGATAGTTTGCATAAACAAAAACCTGTTACTATTCTTCTTTATACTCAAAATAAAGATGATAATAATATTATTGTTGGAACATTTTATAAATCATATAAACAAGATTATGATGATTTAAATGATGTATATCTTGCTCCAAGTAATGCTGATAGTATTGCATATAGATGTAAGAAAAAATTAATCTATGATGTACCTAAAAGTAATTGGTTAACTGGTTTTAGTTTACCACGTATTAAAACAATTACTATTCTCTATATTCCACCAAAGGAATATAAGTTAATACCAGATTCATTAATTCGTAAAATACCATTCTAATTATGAAAACAAATTTATTTATAATTCTTTGGAAAAAAGAAAAAATCCATTGGAAACGAATTGTAATATTATTCAATCGTTTTAATGGTTGGATGTATAAATTAACTTTTGGTTTAATTGTTGCTTTACTTGTAACAATATTTCATTATGCTTTTGCATTAATGCATACACTTTATGAAATATTTTTATTTATTTTTGCAAGGCAAGCATTTAAAGCAAATTTACAAAAAATGGCATTAAAAGTATGAATAAAAATAAATTAATATGTGTCGATGTTGAAAGTGATGGTGGATATATGCCAGATTATTCAATAGTTTGTTTTGCTGCAATAATTGTTGAACCATCACTTTCTAAAACATTTTATGGACAAATGCGACCAATTTCTGATAAATGGAATCCTGATGCATTAGCTATAAGTGGTTTTAGTAGAGAAGAACATCTTAAATTTGATGAACCTTATATAGTAATGAAAAGATTTGCAGATTGGTTAAAAGAAAATGTAAATGGTCAACCAATAGGTATTTCAGATAATAATGGTTATGATTTTGGTGTATGTTTAAATTATTATTTTCATAAATTTTATGGTAGTAATCCATTTTCTTGGAGTTCAAGAAGGATTGGGGATTTGTTTTGCGGTGTTGAACACGATATGTGGTATAAATGGAAAAAACATAGAATAACATCCCATAATCATAACCCCAAATTTGATGTAAAAGGAAATGCTGAAGCATTATTGTATTTATCTAAAACATATAATATTAAATTACCATAGTGTTATGATAATCCATCAAGAATTTTTAATGAAATTAATTGAAAATAATATTCATTATAAAAATAAAAAATTTAAAGTAATTGGTGAATATAAAAAATGAGAGACCATATTTTAATTGAAGATAAATTTGGATTATTAAAAAGTACACCAGATAAACTTTTACATGGAAATAAACCTACAGTACAATCTGCATTAAATAAATATGAATATATTGTAAATAAATTTAATTATATTCATTTCAACAAATATGTTTATAAAAAATTTCTTTATTTAAAAGAAACTACAGAATTTGAATTTATTTGCCCCAAACATGGTATAATGAAAACATTAGTTAATTATCATTTAAAGCATGGGTGTTCAAAATGTGGAATGGAATTAGCAAAAAATAGACGACCTAAATCTTTAAATAATTTTATAAACCAATCTAATGCAGTACATAATAATAAATATAATTATTTTAATGCCAAATATATTAATACTTCAACCAAATTAATTATAACATGTTCAATACATGGTGATTTTTTACAAACACCCAATAAACATTTACAAGGTAGGGGTTGTAAAAAATGTAGTAGAGAAAATAATAATTTTAAAAAATTGGACTGGATTTCCAAAAAAGGTATTGCAACCTTTTATATTTTAAATTGTTGGAATGAAAATGAAAAATTTTATAAATATGGAATTTGCACTGGAGAAATAAAAAATAGGTTTAATTCAAAAACAAAA